GCTCCAGGACCAGGAGGTCCCGCCGATGGACTTGCCTCCGGTGAGGCCACCGATGGAGGACAGCAGCGGCGTGTCCTCAGGGGACGCGGCGAAGAGTTCGCCGACGTAGTTCGGGCAGTTGTAGGTGGTCACCATCCCAGTGATTCCGGGCATGGTCATTCCTTTCGGTTCGTGATGGCTCTTATCGGGAGCCGAGCTTCAGGGCCTTCAGGGAGGCCGTGAGTGTCCGGTCCCCGGCCGCTTCGGCTGCGGCGATCTGCTCATCGAGGGAGGCTGCTCCCGCGCCGGGCGGGTTCCCGTGGTGGCGCACCACAGGCTGGGCGGCAGTGGCCTCGGCCGGGGCGGTCTGCTGGGCGGCCCACGCCTTGACCTGCTCGGCCCAGGCGGCCGGGTCATCACCGGGGCCGGCGAGGATGCTGACGGGGACGCCGGTGGCGGCGGCGACCTCGGCGCGCTCCTTCTCGGCCCGCATGGCGGCGAGGTCGGCCTGGAGGGCGGCGAGGGCCTCGGCCTGCTTCTGGGCCTCGGTCTTGCCCGCGTCCTCTGCTGCCTTGATCTGGGCGGCGAGGTCAGCGGCTCGCTTCTCGGCGGCCTTCCGGGCGGTCCGCTCGGCGGCGAGGGCCTTCTTGCCGGCGTCTCCGAGGGCGTCGGCGGGGTCGCCCGTCGCGGGCTCCCCACTGGCCTCGGTGGGCTCGGTCGGCTCCGTGACCTCATCGGCGGTCTTGGCGGTCTTGTGCATTGGTTCTCCCTCAGTGAGATAGGTGCCATCGCGGCACGACAAAACCCCCACCATCGCGGCAGGGGCTTATAGGTATGGTTGGGTCACTCGGCGGGGACGACCCCGTCGGTGAAAGACTCGGGTGAGATACGGCGCATCTCGGCGGCGATCGCCTTGTCGTCGACGGCGCCGCCCGCTGCCTTCGCGGCTCGACGGGCCTCGTCGTAGACGGCGCGCAGCCGCCTGGGGTCATAGCCGTCGATGGCCGGTTTCTGCCCCCGCCACAGCGGTGTCGGCACGCAGTGGCAGTCGTGGTGGTAGGAGTGGCCCTCGCCGCCGGCCGTCGCCTTGGTGGCGTAGACGAATCCCCGGCTGGCGAGCATTGAGCACCAGGCGCAGCAGCCGCCCGGGCCGGGTACTCGTGCCCACCTGGGCCTCGCCGGGTCGGCGGCCACGCTCATCTCGACCGTCCGCTTCCCCTGCTCCACGACCGACCGCGCCAGGTAGTTCCGGAGTTTCCTGAGCGTGTCGTCCGGGTCCCCTGCGAAGAGTCCCTTCGCGGCCCACCGGGTGGCCCGCTCCACCTGCTCGGTCGTCAGGCCGTCGGCCAGGACGGCGGCGAAGCCGTCGGCGGCGGCGTACACCTCACGTAGGGCGTCATACCAGTCGGCGGCCGACGCCGCCGAGATGTCCCCGTACCGGGCCAGCAGCCGATCCATGATCTCGCCGAGGGCGTCACGCGCCACCACGGGGTCGAGGCCGGCCAGGCTGAGGCGGGCGACGAGGGCGTCGAAGTCCTGGGCAGCCATCTCAGCCGCTCGGCTCAGTGCCCTGTCCAGCCGCTCGAGGTCAGCCCTGGTCGCCACCGGCGGTCACCCCAGCCGGGGCCTCAGCGGGCTCCGACGTAGACGGCGCGGGCGCCTGCTCGGCCGGGGACGCCGTCGACGCCAGCAGCCGGTCCAGGACCGCACCCGACTGAGCCCGCTTGATCTGCGACCTGATCCGCACGATCTGCTCGGCCGAGTAGCCCAGCTCCTCCAGGGCCACGTCAGTCTGAGCGAGATCGGGGATCGCGGAGATCTGCTTGACGACCGCGTCGGACTGGCTGACCACACTCGGCATCGCCGGGTTGCGCCAGCGGGTGGCGAGGTTGCGCACCTCGTCATCCATCTCGGTGACGGGGACGCCATCGCGCAGGCAGACGGCGTCCTGGACGATCCGGTTCAATCCGTAGCCGATCGACCGAGTTGTATTCTGCGCCTCGATGACCAGGTCCTCTTTGGCGGCGTAAATAGCCTCGGCCGAGGAGGGATTGTCCTGGACGATGCCGAGCGCGGAGATCGGCAGCGACGTGGCCGCACTGAATTCGGCGGCCAGGGCGCGCTTCATCGCCAGGAAAGGCTCCATGGACTGCTGCGGAATGACCTGCAAAGAGGGCTTCTCCCCGTCCTCATCCTTCGGCAGGCTCTTCAGGCGACCCATGTACCAGGACCAGAGCGGTGTCTGCTCGCCCTTTTCATTCTGGAACATCGTTTTATCCGCGCCCAGGAGCAGCATTGCCGGGGCCGCGTACAGGTCGCTGGAGACCTCGGTGCGGAAGCCTGCCCGGACGACGCGGTCGGTGATGGACATGACCTCACGGCTGATCCGCGAGCGCCCGAACGGGCGGCCGAGCGAGGGCCGATAGGGTAGCGGCTCCATGGGGACGCGGCCCAGGTCGTGATCCATCCTCGCGATGGCGACCCAGCCCCGGTCGCCCAGGGCCATCCTCGTGACGTGCTCGGCCGTGAGGATGAGCATGGATGTGGGCTTGCCGTTGTCGTCGGCGGAGTCGACCAGGAGGCCGGCCTCCAGGCCCCGGCGGCGCACGTCCCACAGGCCGGTGGCCCACAGGGCGTCCGCGCCGGTCACGACGACGTCGGGGTCCCCCATAGTCGGGTCGCCCGGCAGGGCGACGACGAACGAGCAGCAGTAGGTGAGGGTGGCGTCCACGAGTTCGGGCACGAGGAGGTCGAAGCGATTCTCGTGGAGCAGGCTCATGGCCCCCAGGGGGTCATCCTCGCCCGACGGCGACGTGACGCCGTCCCACATGCAGCGGGATGCCAGGGAGGTGACGGCCTTGTCCGGCCAGCCGCACACGATGTCCAGCTGGTCGCGCATGTAGGGGGGCACGGAGGCGCCCAGGAAGGCGACGTTGACCCGCATGTCCCGGTACTGGCGGCGCAGGGCGTTGCGGGCGCGCTTCCGCTGCCACTGGGTCATGAGTCTGCGCAGCAGGTCAGCGTCATCCTCAGCCAGCCCGCTGACGGCGTTCACCATCGGGGTGAAGTAGAGACTGTAGTCCATGCTCACATCACCACCCCCACGCGGCTCACGGCCACCTCACGCGGCCTGCGCTTCGTTGTCTTCGCGGCCCAGTGGGCCAGGGTCAGGGCGTCCATGCCGGCCGACGTCATCCCCTCCGGCGCCGTCCAGCCGAAGCCGCCGGCCGCGCCGATCTTCCGCCGGGAGATAACAGCGGCCTCGGCCTCGAGTTCGGCGTCATCCGGGTGGCTGAGTGTGCGGTCGCGGATTGCGGCGTCCATCATTGCGTGAGCGGAGATGACCTGATCCGTCGTCGGCGTCCAAATGACTTTCGGGCTGAATCCGGCGGTGCGGAGTCGGTCGACGAGGTCTCCTGCCCCGGATTTGCCGTCGACGACGATCTGCGCCCAACGGTCACGATGCCCGGTGAGGTAGTCCAGAATCCAGTGGACGCCTTCACCCATGTTCCGCACCCCCTGTGTGGTGCACAGTTGGGCGTAGACGGCCTCGGACTTGCGCTCGGGCTTGCGGCCCGCCCGGGCCAGCGCCACGGTCGAGCCGTCCACACTGAAGCGGACGGCCGCACACCAGCGCAGACCCGACGGCGGCTCGTCCGCCGTCAGCGCATTCCACGCCTCACGACCGATCGCCTGCGCCGCCACCTCCGGATCCCAGATCCCCAGACCCTCACGCCGGAAACTTTCGGGACCCAGTTGCCGCTTCATCCGCAGAATCGCCGACTCCGGAGTCCTGTGCGGATAAGACGGATTCGCCTTCCGCCACTGCCTCCGGTCATCCGGGTTGGCGTCGTCATCCGCGCCGACCTCGACGTACAGGCCATCGCGCAAATCGCCCGCGAGCGCCTGCTTCCTGAATGTCGTGAATGCCTCGGACGGGTCCGTCGGCCGCGGCGGCGTCCCCAGGCGCAGAATCAGCGGATTCGGGGCGGTATTCGCCGCCGGGACCATGTCATCCAGGGCCCGCTGACCGAGGATCTGCGCCTCGTCGAAGACGACGACGTCGACGCCGGCGAAACCTCGGCCGAAACCACCCTCACGAGCCCCGAACAAGATGCGGGAGCCGTTCGTGAACCGGATCGCCTGCTGTCCGTTCGCCTGCCGAGGAGGCCCGTCAATATACGGCGCGATTTCCGGCTTCAAAGCGAGCCCCTTCATCGCCGCGAACGTCTCATCCGTCGTCCTGGTCCGGTGCGCCGTCCAGAGGACAAACAGGCCCTCGTTCAGGGTACACAGGGCGAACACAATCGCCCCGAACAGCCAGGTCTTACCTACCTGGCGGGGCATCGAGACCTGCACGCCGTCGATGCCGGCCGCGTAGAGGCCGCTCTTCCGCTTCGCCAGGATCGCGCGCCCCAACCCATCCTGCCAACGGTCGCAGGACAGCCCGAAGGTCTTGGCGCGGTCCCTGACCGCAGGCCAGCCCGTCGACGTGATCCCCTCAGGGAGAATCAGGTGCTTCGCGATATCGGAGAGCCGGGGCTCAGATGTCCCCGAGCCCATCCTCATCCTCCGTCGCCTCAGCCGCAGACTGACGCTCGCGCTCAGCCCGGGCCAGGTCGATCTCCCGGATCGTCTTGTCCACCTCCAGCAGCCGACGCGACAGGGCAGCCAGATCCCTAGCGGGCGTCTCAGGGGCATCCACAGCCGCAGCGAGCCGCTTCCGCAGCGTCACCATCACATCCCTACTGTCCCCGTGCTCCACCGCCTCCAGGACGCTCGCAGGGGCCTTAGGGGCGGTCTCACCGTCCTGGACGGCGCGAAGCTTGCGTGCGGACCCCACGAGCACCCCCTTGGGAAAAATGGTGGGGAGAGATACCGCTAGACCCACGGGGGAACGAGGGCCCGGGGGTGGGGGGTATGCCCCCCGTCTCCGGGTTTCTCTGACTCGATTCTACCACGTTTCTGGGTCTGCGGTCCGGCGGATTCTGGTTTTCCGGCGTTTTTGTTTCGGTGGCCGTGGTTTCCGGCCGTTGCCTTTGCGTTGGTTGCAGCGTCGGCAGATGATTCGGATGTTTTCTTGTGCGTCGGTGCCGCCGAGGCTGTGAGGCACGATGTGGTCGGCCTCGGGCGAGGATGGTAGTCGGCTCGCGTCCCATGTGAGGTGGACGTGGCAGATCGGGCAGCGGTCGAGCCCGGCGGCGCGCGCGGCGCGTTTGGCTGCGGCGGCGTTGTGGAGCCAGCGTGTGGTGCCGGTGCGGGACGTGGTCATGCGCACCTCCGTGCGGCTGGCTTTGTGCTGGCTGGCGTACCGCGCGCGGCGGTGCCGGCGACGGAGGGCCAGCGGCGTGGGCGGGGCTCAGTCCGTGCAGGGGAATCGTCACGTATCCATCGGGGTGCGCTGGCCGTGTTGGATTGGTGGTGCCCGAAATCATCATCACGATGATCGCGGGGATGATCCGCTTCCGGTCGGTGTGTCGTCTGGGTGGTGGAGGCCCTGGCCTCGGCTGTGCGGCTGGCGGATCGCGGTGGGGTGGGGGTGCGTGAGCGGGGCGCCCCCCGTTCGCCGGCCCCTCCCCCTGCTGCTGATGCCCCCGCCCCCTTGCTCAATGGGGTGCCCCCTGTTCGGTGGGGGCGTCCCCTGTTCCGCAGGGACAGCCCCCTCTGCTGGCGGCCCTCCCCCTGCTGTGTGGCCCGCCCCGTCGTCTGAGTGCGCCCCCGGTCCTACACTTGGGTCATTAGGAGTCCAGGAAAGGAGACGCCTCATGTACACTCTCGCGGTCCTCGAAACCTCTACCGGCGCACCGCTTCGCATTGGGATCATTCACCAGGGGATGGTCGGTGCTCCTGACGACGGGATCTATGTGTTCAGCACCTTCGACGAGGAGGTCTATCTCTCCACCAGTAAGGTGATCGCGCTCCGCCACAGCAGGTCGCCGAAGGTCATCGAGGGGGCTGACGAGGTCTGGGATCTCAGCGACTCGGAGTGACCGGCGTGTGCGGTCGGGTGGCTCGGGCATGGGTGTGCCTCGTAGGCGTGACAGTAGCATGTGGTGTGTGACAAGTCGACCGTGGAGCTCCAGGAGATCCACATGGTCGGCATCCACCGAGCATCCCGCTCAGCACCGTAGTGATGCTTGTCACTATGCTCCCGTCGGATTCTCCTGGTCGCAAGGGGTGGGGCGGCCTCGGGCTTGCTGCTCTGCCGTGGACGCCAGGGCCGCTCCTAGAATTGTGGTTGCTTGCGGCGCTGGGTCGTGGGCGGTGACCGAGAGGATCAGCGGTGGCAGACAACACGAAGAAGCCGGGTGGGCCTGAGCCGTGCCGTAGGTGCGGGGCTCCGGTGCGCGAGTCGTGGAGACGCTCGGCGGCTCAGGGGATCACCGGGCAGACGGACTACGACCTGATCAGGGTGTGCACGAATCCCAGGTGCTCGACGAACGCGCCCGTGAAGGCGATCACGGATAATCCGTGAGTGACTGGTGACGGCGGGG